TGCTACTGTTGTATTGCCACCATTAATTATATATTGTCGAGGTTACTGGATCACCAGCTGTATCTCGATCGCATAGCCATCTAAAGTAAGGACCTATGCTATTTGTATCTCTTTTTATTGTTTTGACTTCTTTTTCAAACGTTTTAAAGAATTGATCCGAACAATCATATTGCTGACTGAAAAAATATATCGTATCAATTGTGGATTTTATAGGAACTATTTGCATTTGCCACTCCTCACGTTTGATTGGGTGATTTTCAACACCATGTGTTTGTTTCAAAATGAAGTCTAAATATGATTTAAACAAAGGTAGACACTGTACACCTTCATATAAACTTAATGCTGATCCTCGTAGCAGTACATCAGGATCTATTTTAGGAGGATCTACAAACACACCGAATTTGCACAAAACCTTGCCTATTTTAGGGATGAAGGCCCAACCTCCTTCAACTGGGTATAATCTCATAGAACAAAACTGAACCTCCTCAGGTTTTCTATATAATGCCTTAGCTTTAAAACCCAACTGTGCCATCCAAAACTTAAAATCTATCTTAGGATAATGACTTGGGAGAGTCATAACATTATCATCTCCCTGCACTAACATGCGTATTTGTTCCCGTATAGTCACGAAACTCAACCGCAATATTTTACCTAATATAAACATATGAAACATAGCATTCATAATAGAATTGAACAATGATGTATAAGGATCACCAGATTTGCGAGTGCCTTTTGTCTTGAATGCTAATCCATTAGTTGTAACACCTCTTGTGTCAACATTCAATCTCATCAGTTGTATAGTAGCCAACGGTGCATGTAAACGCTCTGCTAGCCAAACTTCTAAAGCCAAAATTTTACGGTGCATGCTTACATCCCAAGAACTAACATCATCCTCTACTATATTTCCTTCGACTTCCATTAATTTAGAAGCCGCAGCCAAGGTCGATACACCTGATGTAAACACTATATTATTGTGTTTATTTAGATCTTGCTTTACCATATTTTGCAAAGCCGCAATCCAAGGCCCAACCAAACATACAAACTGTGGTTGTGCTCCTTGTATCATTCTTGGTGACTTCACTGTCAACTTATTGTGAGACATATGATTAGTATTTTCTACTTTAACAAATGCTTTTCTATTAGTCCATTTCTTAAGCAAACTATAAGGAAGTTTAGAGGAGGATGTTATATGTGCCGCAGTTAGTTCTTTATTAGTTCTAGCTAACTGCAACTTAACATTAGGTGCTGCATTCGACTGCTTTAAATACTGTTGAAATGGTAGTTCTGTTATGGCATATTTAAATGTTTTTGGTAGCAAACGATGTACGTTTGTCTTAAAATATCTACAAAATTCACGTAGTGTTGTGGCATCTGGTGTTGGTGTTATTTTTAGTGTTCTGTGTAACAAAGAAACCCTTTCATTATGTACTGTACTGGCATACATAACAGGCTTATAGGCATGTTCATACCCAAAATTGACCACTTGGAAATTTCGTATTGGCCTATCTTGCATGCTTCGTGAATGCCTATTATTTAAAGCTCTTATAGTGCCCCTATGAAGCACATTAATTGGCAATGAACACTCCAAACCAGCGAAAACTATATTCCCATTTAAAGCATGCATAAGCTGATTAGTAATATCAGTAACATAACGGAATAATTCAGGATGAAACAACGGAATACTAACATCAAGCAAAACTAATATTGTATGCAAATTTTCTCTGATGAAGCTGTATTGCATACTATATATCAACAACCACATTATGTTAGTTAACCACCTACTATACACTTGAGTTAATGGGCACTGCCGAAGTATTTCACTTATGTACTGGTAAAAATTAAAGGAAGCTAGGGACAACCAAATTGCAACCATATTATATTGCTGTCTAACTACCTCTATTAACAAACTATTAAATACCTCCAAAACAGGAAACATAGGTGAAAATATAGACATCAAACAAGACAATAAGCAAGAGAAAAATATAAATATCCTCCTACGCATCGTACTTTCTCTAATGCTCATTCTTAGAGTTCTATTAATCACACAAGTTCTGGCTACAAGTTGGAAATTATGGGCATAAGATATCAGAGGTAAATATGAATAACAATCACTTTTAATACCAAGAGACAATGTTGTATTCTCTAACAAGTGACCTAAATGTCGTTGACTAAGCAGAAAATTATCCTCATTTCTTAATCTACCCAACCAAAACCTATCCATAGAATAAACTATTGAAACCGGAAGATTACGCATAATGTTGGTTTTATAAATGAATGTTTCTGCTGCTTCTAATGTTCTATCAAAATGTGGTGTAACCAAACCAAAAAATGTACTAAACGTTTCATTTTGCAGATACAAAACTGGTAATGGTATTATAGGAACTGTGACAAGAGATAATTCAGGGTGCTCTATACTGGACCGTGGCTGTAACGGTTCCTCACCTTCCAGTGGCACATGAATAGAATCATCAACTACTAACACTTCAGCTTGTTCATCCATTTGATAATTATGATCGTGAACTATAACTATTGGTCGATCAGGTCCCATGACGACAGCAACAGCTGGTGGTGGTGGCGGAGGAGGAGGAGGTGGTGGTGGGGGGGGTACGGGTTGTACTGGGTGAATTGGTGGTACGGGGGGAACGGGCGGTACTGGTTGAATTGGTATGTGTGGGACAGCAGGTATAAGTTGAGGCATATCATCATCGTCCTCATCGTCTGCTTCTATTCTATGATTTCTAACTTCTAACATCATATTTAATTGATTTGTCATACCATGCATTACTAAATATTCTATTACACTATCATACTCTACATCATCTCTACATATGGGACATCTACCACATCTACTTAAACATGCATAATGCATATAAAAATCAGGATGCCGCGGTAAGCGTAATCCTGTCCCTACTCTAATAACATCAGCGCATATATTACATTCTACTTCTACATCTAACACATGGACTAATTCCATATGATTTAATACTGTAAATCTATCTTCTACTATGATTACATCATCGGGCATAACTGGGTTAACCCTGATTGGTCGTCTAACCGGTTGCACTTGACTATTACTCAGTTTCCTAGAACTGGGCTGAAAGATTTTGACATCATGGCACAGAATTGTAAATATAAAAATTGTTTTTAAGGTACACGCCCCAGCTGGCGAAACTTAATAAAATGCGTGACACACTCTTGTAAATCATAAGATTCTGTGAAGTGTGGATCTGGTGTTGCTCTATGGTTGAACCACCCTCAGTAGTAAAGTTTGACCTACTGAACCATAGACTCTCACATGGCAAATGTATTTGCTCAATAGAGTTTTGGCCTCAAAGAGGCCAGCACATTTCTTGACTCCCGTGTAGTCTAAAACCATATGTGCTTCTACCCGTGGGCGCTCTCTACAGGTTTCCGAAGAGAGGAAA